GCAGAACCAATAGCAGTAGGATAGCCTTTCCTACTTCCGTCAGGGTTATCCACATATTTGACATGACTAATCACAATCACATTTGTTTTGAAGTTCGGCGACGTGAGGAGTGCGAGGACGCTTTCAATCGCCTCTTGCGCTGCGCCGTACCACTGACGCGGGTCTTTGGCTGTTGGGTTGAGGCCTTTGGCCCATGCAAACGCAGCGTCAGATAAGAACGTAAGACTATCAACGACAAGTAGGCTATCTGCCCCCCACTCAGCGGGGTTGCCAAGGTCAATATCGTCGTACTTCCACCGGTCCAGCATTTTGAGAGCGTCCACGAATGCTTTGGGTTTAGATATAACAGGTCCAGCGGGTCCACTTGTATATACATCCCTAAGGGTTCTGAACTCAACTGCTTCAATCTTTTCGGGGCATTCTTTTTGAACAAACTGCTTAAGGGAGTCGAGGCCATTGTCCATGTCCAAGATACGGGGTTTATATCCAGCCTTGATCAAAGACGCCAGTGCGCCGGTTTTGCCGCTGCCGCTGTCGCCCTCGATTAGGAGCTTGGTGAACTCGTTACTTTGATGTTGCGCTAGGCTTGGCATTGGAAGTCCTTTCAAATGAAATCTTAACCTTATCCCCTGCCTTCAATTCCGGCTGCGTTTCGCCAAAGTAAAGGCATTCTTGGGAACCTTCGAACAACACATACCAACCGAGGCTTTGATTGCGAAAGGTGGCGTCTGCGCCGCTGCCACTGACGTGGACCTTGCGAAAGTGTTCACGCACGTCTTCGACGACGGAGTTAATGACGTAGACGGTTATCTCGGCTTTAACGGATTCCATCTTTCCTCCGGCGGCTGTTTGACAAAGTCGGCTTCTAGAAATCGGTCGCGAACGGCAGGGTCTTTAGAGCAGACGCCACGGAACTTGCATCCGCCGAATTTGTCGCATGAAGTGTCATTCATTGGCCAGTATGACATAGTAGCATAACCTTCGGCCATAGTCAACCAATACTTCAAATCTACCAGCCATTCGCTAAGTTGGTCAGGTGTGCGAAATGTGAAGCCGCGTTTGAAATCATTCGGCTTTTCAATCAACACCCCCGCTGCGTCGAGAATGACGCCTTTGATTGGTGCGTTAAGCACCACTTGGCCAGCGATGGTGTAGAGGGTCATTTGGTTGGATGGGGACCATTGATCGAAGAAGTATGGCGACACTGCGGCGGTGGTGGTTTTGTGGTCCATAACGAAGATGGAGTCGTTGAACGTGACGACGCGGTCGAGGTGGCCACACAAGAGATAAGGTTGGTTGATCAACTCAGAATTCCATGGTGGAGGATTATCTTTGTCCGCTCCTTTTGGCCCCCAATCAAGCTCAAACCTAAAGCTCAACTCAGTCGCTGGCGTTCCATCCTCACGAATGACCGTTGTCGCCGGGTCATCTTTATAATGATCCAGATAGTCTATGACCAGCTGAACAACAGACCGAGGGTTTTTATAATTACCAGGGCGATGGCTAGTATCGACATCCCAATCCCTAATACGATGAAGGAGTAGACGCACACATTCGGCGAGTGCGTCGTCGTGGGTGGAACCGGCGAGTTTGAAGCCATCGTACTGTTCCAATGCCTTGTGATATTCAATGCCAAATTTCAGGTGTATGCTATCGTCTTTGGGGGTCCAGCCGTCAATCATGGTTAGTTGGTAGAGACGGGGACAGGTTTTGAGATAGCCGAGACTTGTCGAGTCCCATGCAAATTGGATTTGAGTGCCGGGAAGATATGGCGATTGAACGGCTTCGGCCATCAAATCCTCCTATTAATCTTTGGCGCAGCGGGCTTTAGGCCAAGGGCTACAAGGTCCAAGGGCGAAGACGGTCCTTTGTCCTTCTTCGGCTTCACACCCTTCTCGCGTAGCGCACGTTGGTTGCGGTGGTAGGCGATTATGATATCGATGTCTTGCTTCGAGAGTTCGAGGGGATCGAGAGACATGAGGAAGTCGATGTCGTTGGTTGGTTCATTGGCCATGAAATATGCACCATCGAATGAAGGCGTTGCAGTAGACGAGGGAGTAGTGCCAACCTGTTGTCTTTAACAGGTCTTCGTCCCAAAACCAAAGTGGGGTCATCATTCAATCTCCACCGTCTTGCGACAAAGGAACACTTCGTCCTTGTCTTTTGGAAGGAACATTATGACTTCGTCGAACTCGGGGCGCGAGGCGGATTTGCGTGCGGCATAGAGTTCCTGTCGCAGCAGTTGTGGTTGGTTGGTGCGAATGGCGATGCCGATTTCGGCTTCCAGCGCACGTTCCCAGAGGGGGATGTAGATGGAGTGGTTACGGGGCATTAGGCTTTTCCATATGCTCTCGAATGTATTCAAGAGCCTCACCTATTTTGGTGCAAGCGAAGATTAGAGGGTGATATACACCGCTTTCTGTGTTACCACGTTCTTGGATTACGTATCCACCATCTTGGAGCTTCATAATTGTATAGGTTTTCATGCCTCATCTCCTTCCACTTCGCTCAACCTCTCCACCTCACCAATGTACTTGTCCTTCGGTTCCACATACACAAACCACGTGCCGTCCTCGGCCTCACGGATGCGGACTTGGAGAGTGTCGTAGGATGATTGGCCGTGGAGCGGATGGTCGCGCTCATACAACTTCGCATTCTCCCGTCGGTCCACGCTACGCGCATTATGCATTCGCATCTGATAATGCATCGCCTCCGCTTTGGTGTCGAAGGGAATGCGAATGCCCTTCGGATCGTCCTTGGCTTCGTCGAACTTTTCATAGACGTCAGCGTAGGACATTCGGTTGGTGGGGATTGTCATTCACTTACCTTTCGTACTGAGTAGGTCGCACCTGGACCCATCGTTGACTTGATCTTTAGACCTAGTGGAGCGATCACCTTGTTTATTTGACTAACATGAACTGAGACTATGTTCATTGTATTTGGTCCACCATTAGCATCATGTCCGTATATGTGATTCCACACATCGCTGGCTGAACAGTCTGGATGACGATTGATGAATTGATATATAAGCTCTTTAGTTCTTGATAATCGTTCTGTGGTGTGTTCAGGAACTGGTCGATTGCAGGTTGGGCAAAGCTCTACCATTCGACTGCCTCCGATTCAATCTCATAGTATTGATCCGAGCTTCGGGTTTGTATGACATATCTCAGGTTCTTATCCTGCGGCCCATCACCGATGATTTGTGAATCGAGGTGATATACCAATGGAAATTCAAGACCCTTCGATTTATGGCCTGTCATCAACTGAATGGTCCCTTGCTGTTTGAACAGATGCTCAGCATAGGCGATGGCTTGGGCGAGGGTGTTGCCGGTGCGAGCGAAGACGCGCATACATTCGGCGGTGTCGAGGGCGGTCTTCGACTCCTTTGCCAGTTTCAATTGGAGCCATTCGTCAATCGCACCGAGGACAGCGGCTTGAGACATTGATAAGTCTCCAAGCTTTTCCATGGTCTTGATAAGCCTAGGTCCGATGTCTGAACCAACAATCCTAACGCTACGCCCAGAGCCGATAAGCCTAAGAGCAAAACCGAAAAGGGGCGCGTTGTTGCGACATATAAATACAGACTCCATATCGAAATCAGTAACGTGACATTTATCCAGAATTGCAACGGTGCCTCCTGTCTTTGACCACTTGAACTTCGGCACATGCCACCATGCGTTGCGAACGATGGCTTCGGGACATCTAAATGAAATCGAAAGGTCCATCTCTTTCATCGAATATTGAGCGACTGCCTCAGCCATGCCGTTGGACTTCGCACCACGAAAGCCGTAGATGTTTTGGTGCGGATCGCCGACACCAATGAGGCGACGGTTGCCGACGAGGCGACGGATCATTTCGTGGTTTACAGGACTCAAATCCTGATATTCATCAACTAACGTAAGCGGGTACTTAGGGTATGTTCCGCCAAACAATGCGGACATGTAAATCTGATCGTCGTAATCAATTTTCCCTTCATAGCTTTCTTTGATCGAGCGTTTGAGTACAGCATCGATGAGGTCCGAGACAAGATCGTCCGGTTCTTCGTCGAGGTGACTGTGGAGGACGCGTTGGGTAATGAGTCGTTTTGCATTAGGGTATACTCCTTCTGGGACGTAGCCAAGTGCCTTAGCGAATCCAACCCCACGTCTAACTTCATCATAGGCGTCCCATATGGCGCGTGCTGCGTCGCCTTTGACTTCATCTGCGATGTCCT